ATTGCACCTGCGGCCGCTAAACCACCGGCTGCCAATGCTTTCATCATTGTGCCAATTTTAAATAGTCTTTCTTTAAATGATGCAAAGTCAAATGTAAATAGGCCTTTAAACCAGTTCCAAACTCCCATTGCACTATCAATTATAAAATCTTTTAATGAGAATGGTTTATCAGGATCGCCAAAATTAAATATATCTTTGATAAAGTTGATTGCCATATCAATAGGTGCTGTTACTAAACCTAAGAAGAAACCAGCAACACCGCCTGTTACATTTTTAAGACCTGTCCATATTCTATCTACATCTAAAGTAAAGATACCCATAACAAAATCTACAATACCACCGACTGCTTTACTAAAGTCGCCAGTTAGTTTTACACCAAAATCTTTTATGTATTGACCTAAGTTTTTAAGTCCAAGATATTCTAATGCCATACCTATTAGATTTGTAATCAATCTAACAAATGTACCAATAAAACCATCTACAATACCTACAACTGCACCTCTAATACCATCTACAATAGAACCTGTTTTCCCATACTCTTTCGTAAATCCTGAAATACCATCTAATACACCAAGTATTAATGTAATTGGCAAGAATAATTTACCAATAAACTTACCCACTGTTTTTAATGGTGTAAGTATAGTGTCTAATGATTTCATTACTGTGCCGCCACCACCAAATAATGCCTTAACAGAATTGATAATAGGCATAAACACTGCCTTAATATTTGCAAAGGCAGCCTTGAATGTATCTACAACTGGTTTTAACATCTTCTTACCATCATCTATTGCTTTACCAATTGCTTGCATTGGTGCTCTCATTTCCATAGAAAATAGTTTCAATTGTAATCGCATTGGTTCAAACATATTCGTAACAGGTTTGAACATACCTTTAAATTTTTCTAGTAAGTCAAAATTGATTAATTTAATTTCTTTAGGATTTAATCTGATTGACTTAAAGGCAGCCTTCAAATTATTAATAATTTGTGGACCAAAACCAGCAGTACCGATAGTACCAATTGCTTTGGCAAAGTTTGCCATACCTCTAATAGATTTAACTTGTTGTGGTAGTCTTAATATCTCATCTACATTTAATGACTTTGCAAAATAGGCAAGAGCGGCTAAGGCAGCTATACCTTTTGCACCTAGGTCACCTGTTGCTTCACTTCTACTAGGTAAACTCATTGTAGAATTTGAAGCGGCTAAATTCTTTTCTTTGGCTAGTTCTCTTGCTTGGTCTCTTTCTCTTCTAAATGCCTCTTTGTCAAAAGCAAGCATATCTCTCATAGTGTCTAAAAGAGATTGTGTATTCTTTTCATTCTCTTTGCCAACACTTCTAATGTCTTCTAATAAGTCAATAGATACACCACTAGATGTAACTGCTGTAGCACCGCCAGTAATAGCAGAACCAACAGCTCGTTGTGCCGATTGTATCGTAGCGACAATTGAGTCTTTTAGTGACTTATCTGTTTCAGCCATTTTTATTTACCTCTGCTCATATAAGCAGTGAAACCCATATACGCACCAACAACAGAAGCTTGACCTATGTAAAATAGACCTAACAAATCTGCTAATGCTGATACTCTACTGTCTGGTATAATTGGTAAGAATAGAAAAACTGTAAATGCAAGCATTGAGAACATAGCAATCCAAGCCATCTTCTTTTGTGCCTCACTCTTTTCCTCTATTCTTTCAATCTCATCTCGTGCTTTTTCTAACTCAAGCATTTCTTTATTCATAGCCATTTCATCATCTGTTACAATACCATCACCATCTAAATCATATTTTGCGTATTTAGAGTCTTGTTGTAACTTTTTTTCTACCATTTTACTTCTTTAAAGACCTTTCTCTAGCTCTTTCGTTTTCATCTTTTATATGTTGCACTAATAGATTAACATATATTTCCCTCTCCCACGGTATCATATTCTCTAATTCACTTAAAGAATATTTATGATGTTGCATTAAAGCAAAGTTAACCTGAAATAAATTTTCTAGGTTGTCATGTGAGAGGGCGATACGAAAAAACTTGCCAACCCTTGTAATGTAACTTTACTTTTCACCTTAGTTTTAGGATTCTCAACCTCAATATCATGTGCTAATCTAGGCATTGTATTAAAGAATGTCTGGATTTTAGCAAAATGTTCACTGGTCAAGGACTCAATAAAACTTTGTAATTCCTGTTTAGTATAATCTTTTGCATTATGTACTGTTTCGCCTTCGTAAATTTGATAGATTGAATTACCAATAATATCAAATAACTGATTTGTCTTCAATTGTGTTGCGTCTGTCTGAGGGTCAAAACTATCAATAGTAGGATACTTCATCAACAATTTAACTTTATCATTGATTTGTACCTCATTATTGTGGTTCTCATCAACCTGTACTTCAACTTTTGATAAATCAACTTCTACACTTGCGTATGTTTCATTATCATCAGGACACAATACTTTCAATTTTGCAATCTCACCTACTGACTTAGCACGAATATTCAAAAAGATATATTCTAAATCAAATGTAGGCAATGCGTCAACATTAATAGAACCAAATGTACAAGCGTGTACAATGTCTTTTAATGATTGCGTAATCTGTTTATTATCGTTAGATTCTAACGCCATCAATAACAGTTTTTCCTCTTTTACAAGAAAAGGTCTGTATTTAACCTGGACATCTGTTGAGGGTAATGTCAATTCATATGTCGCTGTTTCTAATATAGGCAATGCCATTATATTACTCCTTTGTTAATTATAAAAATGGTGGGAATACTTTTCCACCAGTAACTCTACCAATTGGTAGATTTCTCTTAGCTGTCTGTAGCACATCTCTTCCTGCTCTTTTAATCTCAGGAGGTAATCTATTTAGAATACCACCAAACAGTCCAAAATCTTTTGACGCCTTAATTGTAGGCACTTCACCAAATGCTTCGCCTACTGTTGCACCATTAATTTGGTCAATTGTTAAATTCTTCCAAGTTCTAAAGTTTAATGTAATCGGTACTTGTACAGATTGGTCTGTGTTACCATAACCATAATCTATTGAACCAATAGTTTGAGGATAGACCTCATATAATCTTACTGCGTATGTTGTTCTATCTCTATCTTTTTCTGCTGAGAATGAACCTAATTGGTAAATGTCCATTGTACCCACATATTCATCATAGTAATTCATATTATGAGTATTAATGTTCATAATCTTTTTCTGCCAATTTTCAAAGAATGCTCTTTGTCTTAAAAACTTATCACCATAGAATGAACACTCAATCTGTCCACTAAAACTATATGCATATGGCATTTCTCTACCAGGTCCATATGTCATTGCTGTTTTGGTATTTACATCTCTACTAGGTAGAGTTACCTTGTTACACATCATACCAACATTTCTTTTTAATGTCATACTTTCTAAATCATTATTTGGTGGTGTCATATCAAAATCAGCTTCATAAGGATTTGTAATCACTCTTTGTGGTGGTTGTATCACAACCAAATATCTTGTTGGTCTAGCAAGGCCTTCACCTTGATTAATCTCAGCAATAAATCTATTAATTGTAGTTTCAGGATTACCACCTGGTTTTCTACCTAATCTTTCGTCTGCGTTGACATTATCTAATGACCTATCTCTCGGTAATCCGATACGAATGTCATAGTTACCTATTCTTTTACCACCTCTTAAAATAGCCATTAAATGATTCTCCTTGCAGCTGCAAATACTCTACTTAGTGTTGAACCTTTGAAGTTAGCAACTGGTAAATAACAGGCAATGGCCATCTCATCAACATCAATTCTTCTAAACTGAGTTTGTACCTGAGACCACAAATATTTTTTGATTGCTGGTTTGATAAGACTTTCGCCTTTCAAATTACTGTAACCTACCTGTAACTTTGTTGTACTGTTAAACTTGTCATTACTAGCATATGTTTGTAAATTCTCTAGTAATTTAAATCTGGCACCATAGGGTAAATAATGAAAATTAAGACCTACAAAACCACCTTTAAATGTATCAATACGTAAAACTAAAGGGAAAGCGTCCCAATATGGTAATTTTGCTTTTGTCTTTGCGTCATATACAAACATACACATACGACCAGCACTAGGTCTACCGTTTAGTTTGCCTTCTCTCATTAATTTACTACGAGAAGCCCTATCCACAATTAAAGAAGCTGCATTTCTGTACCATCTAGCAGACTTTAATTGGTTGCCTTGTAAATCTTTGAGTGGATCAAATATTGTTGCCATACCACTATTTATATAAAAAAGGGCAGCTATTTCTAACTGCCCTTTAAATGCTTCGGTAAGAGAGAGAAAGGATTAATCTTCGTCTGCTAACTTACTAAAATATGACATTGTATCGTCATCATCATCACTAGCAAGACTAGATTGACTCACCTCAGGCATTTTCACGGATGTTGTAGATGTTTGTGGTGGGAGGTCGTATTCATCTACTGTTACCGTGCTTTGCGTACCCGTAATTACCCTATTCAGTTTCTCTTTGAGTTCATCATAGGTCTTAAAATTACTAGGGTCAACAAAAGGTTTTAGAGCGTGTTGTTTTTCCCAAATTGCTTTAATCTGGTCATCACTTTCTTTAATCTGTGATACACTCTCAAATTCTGACTTATCGTAGTTCCAATAGCCATCAACTTTTCTGATTTTCAGTTTAAAGTTTGCACCTTTCCAAAAATCAAATGGGTTAATTGGCGTTTCATCTTCAAACGCTGGTTGCATTGATTCTGTAATCTTATCAAAAATCTTTTTACCAAATTTAAATAAGAAAACTTTACCTTCGTTTTCAGGATGTTTAGGGTCACTAACAACATAGATGTTAGAGTAGTATGATAATTTTCTTTTTCTCTTACGAGCAATTTCTTTATCACTATCTACACCTGTGTTCCATAGTCTTGTATTTTCTTCACTAACAGGATCCTTTTGATTAAGAGTTGTTAATGAGTTTTCAATATACCAACCACCTTTGTCCTGAAATGCGTGAGACCATACTCTTTGCCAAGGCATCTCTTCGCCATTAGCAGCAGGCAAGAAACGAATAACAGCATAACCATTACCAGTTTTATCTAGTTCAGGTTTCCAAAATCTGTCGTCTTGGTATTTGTTTTTGTTTGATTGGTCTTCTGGAGCAAGTTTTGTTTCCAGAGCTTTTGTGATTGCGTCAAAGTTACTTGACGATTGTTTTAATGATTCAA